CCCTAACTCAATAGCATTGAACAATGTGTCAATGGACTACAACTAGAACACTATGTCTAGTCTTTAAAATCTTTAGCCATATATTGAGATCCTCCAGCATATTCTTGAAGGAGATAGAGGAGTGGACTATTAGTGTTTTTAAATTTTTTAATTGAGATTAAGTTTCTAATTCTATCAGAAGAAAGAAATGGAATAGGTTGTTCATATTTGGGTCTTCTTTTTTCATTGATTTCAATATATTTATCTGAAACTTGAACTAATTTTTTAAAAGTTTCATTTCTTGAGGGCAAAGCATGAACAGAATCAACATTTTTATAATATTGTTTAGTATCTGTAGTGCTCTTATCAAATAAAAATCTATATTTATCCATAAATTCTTCATAATTTCTTTTTCTAACCTCTTCTAAAGCTTCTAATCTTGCAAAATCAGTTTTATGTAAACTTTTAACTATAATTGCATAAAGAATTGTAATAAAATGTTCAACTTGAGGATTGGCATGACAATTATCTCTATAAATAGAAACCAATTTAATAAGATAAATAATCATTGAATCAAATTGATTTCTAGGGGCTAACTTAGAAATCATAGTTGAAAAGGATCTATAAGGTAAGTAAGTTAAAATTCCATTAAATGTAGCTTTAACTACCGCCCATGAGCAAAATACAGCAGTATTAGCCCTTCCAGTAGTATAGTCCACTTTAACACTACCATTACGGAAAGGGGGATTAAAAATCCCTGCACAAGATTCCTCTTTTTTAACTTCCATTCCAAAAGTATTACAAGAATCAGCAAGAAAAGATTTAAAAGCAATATGTTCTGTTTGTTCAGCATACCTTTCGATGTTGACAGTTATGGGTGTTGTTGTAGCTTTAATTTGACCCTCATTTAAAAAAAATGGTAAATAAACGAGTGGAATAGAGAGTAAATTATTATCTCCCATAACGATAAATGGTGCATATTTCATAATCAAATTTTTATAGACTAAAAACATATCGTCCCAGTTTTTATATCTTCTTTTTAATTGTTCCCAAATCATAAAATCACCCAAGGAACAATCATGAACCACTTCTCCATTTGATTTTTTAAAACATTGATTCATCCTTCTGACCATGCGAATCAAGGCCCTATTATCGATTAAAGCACTAGCAATAGAATTATTAATAGATGTTGTTAAACAGCCCGAAGGCATATAACGAGAAACAGTAATAAATAAGTCAGGTTTCTCAGTATTACTAATAATAGGAGAAGCATTACAATTAAGAGAAACTCTTAAAATTGAAAATATCTTCTTCTTTTGCTTTACCACATAATCATCATCATCATGTATTGGTGAAACTACTTCATCTAAGTCATAAAACATAGATATACATAACCACATAGCATGTTTCATTAATCCAACACTTTGAGAATAATCCTGTCTAGCGATATCAATTGAAAAAAAAAACATTTTATCACAAATTCCATGTTTTTTAAGCATTTCTGAATATCTAAGGAATATTGCTCTAACAATTTCATTAACACCTCCCCCAAGTTTATCAAAACCCCAATAAAAAGGAATATTATGTTGAGCAAATTTTTTGAAAGGATGGAAAAACATGTATTGAATAATGACATGTAACAAGTAATCACTATTAATAGCTCTTACTTTATGTTTTTCATCAAAAGCAGTTTTTCCTTCAAATTTATAAGATTGTTTTTGAGGAACATTTAAGCGGGATAAAATTTCTTCTAAAGTTAATTCCTCCATTCTATCCCATTCCAACAACAACTTAATAACTTGAACAATCATTTTTTCCTTCAAAGGTGTTTTGGTTCCATCTTCATGATCAAAAAGTTTCGTTAAGAAACCTGAAGCTTTCGAAAGAGAAAGACCGTACAAAAGTGCATTAATACACAAATGAACAGCACTAGATGGAAATTCATTCTTCTTAAATTTTTCAGGATTGTATGCTAATTGTTCTAATAACATACGAGTAGGAGCATGAAGAAATTCCATTGTCTCCCAAGGTTCAAATTTTTTATCCTCAAAAAATTTATTTAAATTTTTAAGGTTATCCTTATAATATTCACTGGAATGAAAGGACTCATTCCAGATTTTGAATATTTTAGGAAGCTCATCTGTTAAATCTAACGATGAAGCATTATTTTCAAAATCGCTGATCTCCTTTTCAGTATATTGATAATCTTTTAGAAATTGTCTTATTGCCATTTTTCCAAAAGAATCAATGATCATTCGATTTTGTTCAATTTTTTTTTGGTTACGGGGATCTACGTATGATTGGGATACAGCTCTAAAAGGATAATTGCTCGAATTTTCAAAACGAACATATTTCCTACATTTGCTAGTATTCTTATCAGCCAATGAAAAAATTTTGTCACTTATCAACATTTTTCCATTGTGTTCATCCCACTTAAAATTTTCATTAATTTGAACTTGAACCTTTCCATCTTGTTCTTTAAAATTAAAAGATTCACTGATGGACGCCAATGCCAAGAATATCTTGATTTTGAACTTTTTCCTCTCATTGAAATTTTCAACCTCAGTTTCCAAACCATCTTTAACATAAAATAAAGACTTAACGTCACTCACATCAATTTCTATGGAAGATTTTTCAATTCCATTGATGTTAACTGAGTAAGGTTCAGTTTGGGACTTAGTTTTGGACTTTAAATCAGGATCCATAATTGTATGACTACTTTTAATAGAAACTGTTTTTTTCCTACGAAAAAATATACTTATATTGTTTTCTATAATCAATGAGGGTTTAACAGAAATAAATTTATGAAGAGTGTCTAATTGAGGTGAGTCCACAATGGTGAACTGCCGACCAAAAGAAATTAATTGCTTAATTCTTTGTCTTGTTAAACTCAAACAGCCTATCTTTCCAAAAAAAATAAACCGAAAGGGGTTAAAAAACTTAATATTAAACACAAAGCCTTATAAGATTTCTTTTACTATAGGTAAATGAAATCTCAAAG